GCTTCCGATGGTTCGGCTGGTGGACGCTCGGGCGGTCCAGTTCAAGCGCGGCTCGACGGTCGTGCCAGTTCTGGAGATCGTCAAGTGGGTTGATCGCCCTGACTGCCTCAAGGAAGGTGCTGTGGCTGGTATCGCGATTGAGCCAGCGCCCGCTCCGAAGCCCGCTCCTGCGCCGCAGCCTGCCGTAGAACTCGAAGACAACGAGTTCTGAGATAAGAAAAACCCGGCCAGTGGGAGAAGCTGGCCGGGTTAGTTCAGGCAGAAACGGCGGGAGGAGCCGCATCAGGAGGAAGTATGGAGAGTTTAATGCCAGATAACAGCTACAGCAAGCCAAATAACATGAACGATCTGGCGCACAGGTTGGCACATCTTGGCTACAACATCGTGCCAATCCAGATTGGTCGCAAAGGTCCAACCTTCGCCAACTGGCAAAACTACGAATGCACGCCAGACAACATCAATCGGGACTTTCCACCGCAGGGGATCGTGATCGGCGTCAAGCACGATCGCCTCGGCTGCGTGGATGTCGATGTCTATGACGCAGACTTGTCTGCCGAGATCAGGGACGAGTTCCTGCGCAGGTTCCCACGCTGCCTAGAGCGCGTAGGGCAGGCACCCAAGACCGCTCTGGTGTTCCGCCTACCCGATGACCCCTACACGGTCAGCAACACCACCAAGCGGAAGAAGAAGGGCGTCGAGGCGCAGGTCGAGATACGCACCAAGACAGGCCAGATGGTTGCCTACGGCAAGCACCCTGATACCAAGAAGGCATATCGCTGGACGCGCGGCGACCTGTGGGAAACGCCCATAGAAAGCCTGCCGATGCTCGGCGATTGGGAAGTGCAAGAGTTTCGCGACTGGGCCGAGGCCAAGATCAGGGATTGGGCAGAAGAAGGCGAACAGCCTGTTCTTGCGCCTGTCATCGACCTTGGCGCTTACGCAGGCTTCTCGAGCAACGATCCGCCCAGCGAAGAGGCCGTGCGTGAAGCCCTCAGCTACATTCCTGCCGATCTGGGCTATCAGGACTGGCTGCAAGTGCTGATGGCGCTCCACGACTACTACAGCGGCTCTATGGCTGGCCTTCAGGTCGCGCAGGACTGGTCATCGCGCTACGCAGACTACAATGCTAAAGAAGTGGAAGCCAAATGGCGCAGCTTCAAAGGCACAGGCGTGAAGTATTCCACGCTGTTTCACTATGCGAAGATGCACGGCGCTGATCTGTCGGAACTGGCGCGGAAGCATCGGAAGTCTGACCCAATCGAGCAGATGATGGCAGCGCAGGTGCCTCAGATCGCCACACAGCCCACAGAACGGGCTGTAGAGGCCGATGAGCCTGCTTCGTGGCCTACGCCTGCCCGCAAGGTCAATCCGGCGCTACTGCCGCGCCGTGAGTGGGTCTACGGCACGACCTACATCCGCAAGTATGTCAGCGTGACAGCATCGGCAGGCGGGATCGGCAAAACCAGCCTCGCAACTGTCGAGGGACTGGCCATTGCAACCGGGCGCGATCTGCTTGGCGAGAATGTTAGACGCCCGTCTAACGTCTGGATCGTGAACCTCGAAGACCCGCTGGAAGAGATGCAGCTTCGCCTCGCAGCGGCCATGCAGCACTACGGCGTCGATCACGACGACATCGACGGCAAGCTGTTCATGGATGCCGAAGATACCATGAAGATGGTTATGGCGGCAGAAGGGCGCGACGGGCTGATCCAGAACGAGGCGCTGCTGGACTTCATGGTCGGGCGCATCCGCGAACTGGACATCGGCGTCGTCATCATCGACCCGTTTGTCTCGACCCACCTTGTGAACGAGAACAGCAACGCCAGCATCCAAGCCGTCGTGGCAATGTTCCGCAAGCTGGCCCGCGACACGGGCGCGTCCGTGCATCTGATCCACCATGTGAGGAAGGGCAACGGCGACGATGCCACCATCGACAGCGTGCGCGGTGCTGGCTCGCTGATCGGCGCTGCGCGATCCGCACGGGTCATCAACAAAGTCACTGAGGAAGACGCCATGCGGCTCGGTATAGACGAGCGTGAGGCCCGTGGCATCTTCCGGGTGGATGACGGCAAGGCCAACCTCGCCCCGCCCGCTGAGAAGGCCGTATATCGCCGCATGGTAGGCGTGCAGTTGCCCAACGACGAGTGGGTCGGCGTGGCGACTGCCTTCGACCTGCCAGACCCGTTCGAGAACATCACCAACAAGATGGTGCTCGATATGCAGAACATCGTGGCGAAGGCAGAGGCCGACGGTGAGCCGTTCCGGGCGAGCGTGCAGGCGAAGCAATGGGTCGGTCATGCCATTGCGCCTGTGCTGAAGATGGACACCGAGAACAGGGCGCAGAAGGCGCAGCTGTCGGGCATCATCAAGACTTGGATCAACAACGGCGTGCTGAAGGTCGAAGCCATCGTCAGCAAGCGCGACGGGCGGGAGGTTCCATGCGTAATTGTCGGCGAATGGATCACCTCGGGAGTGGATAATTGAGCGTGATATTTATGCAACCGCACCTCAAAAGGTGCGGAGAATACAGGTGCGGAAGTGCGGAGAAAATAGGCCCAAAAAGTTCCGCCGCACCACTTCCTATATACATATGTAAGTGCGGCGGCGGCCCCAAAGGGTCAAACCACAAGTGCGGAAGTCACCTAAACGGCGTCGGCTCTCCAGAGCAGCCGACACGCCCTTCGTTTGTCGGTTCCTTTGCCGCACCCCCCTCGCTTCGCTCGCCCCTTGCGGGGTTCGGGGGATGCGGCTCGTCACCGAGTTGAACGTATGAGTATGATCGTGTATGAAGAGGTGGAGGGCGCGCTGCGCTAACAGCCGCCCTCCTGATCGCAACCTAAAAGCCCGGAGGTCGCAATGACCAAAGATTTATCCAATCGTTATCTCAATGGCAACATGCACACTGCGGACGCGCTGGCGTCGGTGCGTGAGGAGATCGCCGAACTCAAGAAGATCGAAGCCGAACTGCGCGACGAGATACTAAGCCAGCCGGATAATCGTGTTGGCGACATGTATAAGGCAGAGGTGGTGCTGTCGGCACAGAACCGCATCTGTCAGGATAAGATCAAGGAACTGATTGGCGACGTTGATCTGGTCAGAAAGCTGGTCGAGGTCACGGTCGTGCGCGTAAACAAGATCGGTGCGCGCAGATGACCAAAAAACCAACCCGCAAGAGAAAGTCGGATCGCCTGATCCACCCCAACACTCGGCATGAAGAAATCCAGTGCGACTTCGCGCTGGCACCCTTCGACCGCATGGCCGTGGAGATGGACAAGAAATGGGGCGTCGATGTTCTGGTCGAACTGGTGTCGCCAGAGACCGCCGCGAAGTATGGCTCGGCAATGGCAAAGCTGAACGCGGCCATCGAGGCGCACGACCCGGCGATGGTGGCGGCTCGGGCCGCTGTCTGTATGCGCGGGATGCAAGCGATGGATGCCGAGGCAACTGCGGCTGGCAAGCAGCCTGCCTCTGACGATGTCTGGATACTCGCGTTCAACGGCAAGCAGGTCGGGCTGCTGAAGGATGGGCGCGCTTGGCGGCAGGTGCAGGCCAAGCATCCCGATCTGCAACTGATCACCGAGAACGATGTCATCCTCGCGCTTGAGGCGATGGAAGCATCATCGCTTGGCAAGATGAAGGCTATGATTGATGACGGCTTCCCGCGGGCAGAAGTCGTCGGGTTTAAGTTCAAGAAGGAAGGATTAGAGGATGACTTGCCATTTTAGGAATGATACTATATCATGCCTAATCATATACAGGAGCAAGTTATGATTGAGAAGGACTGCATCAGCATACCCGGGGCAAAGATCAACAGCCTTGGTCAGATCAAACTTCCAGAGTCAAGGGCCACCATGCCAAATGGTGGCGTAAGGTCATACAAGACAAAATGGGTCAACGGAAACAAAACAAAATCAAGCAAGACTGCAAGGCATGAGTATCTGGGTCTTGTTTACAGAGGTAAAAACTACAAGATGCACAGACTTGTTTGCGAGGCGTTTCACGGTCCAAGCCCAGAAGGTAAACCAGTTGTAATACACCTAAACGAAAACGCTCTGGACAACAGGCCAGAAAATCTCAAATGGGGAACGCAAAAGGAAAACTTAAATATGCCGGGATTTATTGCTTATTGCAAATCTAGAACTGGTAAAAATAGCCCACGGAGGAAATCTAAAAATGACTGATCGTTACGACAACTTACGCAGCGAGTGCTTGGCAGAGGCGATGGACTTGATTACCGGGGACCGTAACCGGGAATACGGGGAGCCGATCTATAACTTCGAGCGGATTGCGAACGGCTGGTCAATTATCTTGGGCCGCATCGTTGAGCCGCATGAGGTGGCGCTATGCATGACTTGGCTGAAGATTGCGCGGCTGACTGAGTCGCCGAAACATAAAGACAGCTACACCGATGCTGCGGCTTACATGGCGCTGGCATGGCAACTGGTAAACGAACAGGGAGAAGAGAACTAATGCTCGCACGATACACACCATTTGAGGCGCGCGCGCTCGAAGACCACTACATCGCCTGCGCCAAGCGCGAGGGCATCTGGGGAATGGGCAGGCCGCCCGCGTCGCCGATTGATAAGCGGCTCTCCCGCGTGGCTGGCACAGTGCAAGGGCTGGCACGGCAGAGGCGCGCCAAGGAACGCAAGGCTAAGGTGCTGAAGGCTGTGCGCAGTGGTATGACAAGCGCCAGCGCGGTCGGCAGGCATCTGCAACTGTCAGACACCTGCATCCGGCGTTACCTTCGCGAACTGAGCGAGATGGGGTTCATCAAGGTTGATGGCACCTGTTCGCTCGGCACAAAGCGCT